TCCTATTGCAGAAGACGTTGAATCAGAATCACTTTTAGCTAATTCAAACTTTGGTCTTAATCCTTGTCGTCCATTAATGTAAACAACTTCACCTTCAGATAAGATACTCGCTGTTTTGTTCACTCCCATTATGAACAGTTCCTGGCCTATCTGTTGGGTGATAATTCCACCATCACCCATCCCTAAATTAAGAGTTCTGTCCGTAGAATTCCATCTCAACAATCCTTCGTCAACACTTGTGGTTGTAGGCGTAATATCAAATTGAACACCCTCTACAGATAAAATATCTGCAAAACGTTTATGGCCATAGAAGACTTGATCTCTATTGTCTATGTGTTTTTGTTCTATCTGTATTGGCCTATTCTCTATTGACATATATTATTGTTTAATACTTTAAAGTGCTTTACTTATTTGAGTTAGCTATACTGTTGCGACGAAATACTTACCTGTCACCCTACTTACCAAATACTTTCCGTTTTTCATCAAAAATTTTGGAGCAGGTGCAGGATTGGCATCTTTCAGAAGCACCACCGAAGTAAAAGGCTGAAGTGTTACACTGCTTGCATACTGTACGCCTCTCATGTCAATCATTGGGATGCTTAATGAAACCGTTTTTGCTGATGTAGTAGCGTTATACTCAAACCGCAAATCGTTATCGTTTGTAATTGATTGGGGTGATTTACCACCGTGAACTTCCTGACCAGTGCGAGTTTGAAAGGCTGCGAAGGTTAGGTATTCATTGCCTATTCCAGTCTGAGAAATCTCAATTGCTTCGTAACCCGGCAACGGCCTTGTATCATAATCATCAATCGGACGAGCATAGTAATTGGAATCGAGTGCAAAAACAGTGGCATCAATAATTTCAGGAGTAGTAGAGATGCTTGACTGGAATCTAGCAGTCCATTGCGCTGATTTGGCTACGAATATATTTTGCTGAATTATATTTGAGACGACTACTGGCGAAGTGGTATAACGTGTGACTTTAATTTGATTGTCGTTGTTATACAATGTATTAAGCCGAAAATTACAATAGCTCACGTTATTCGCCAAAATACCATGCCCCCGACAATTTGAAACAACATTACCTTGAACAGTGATTAATTTCGACTGCTGATCAAGATATATGCCCATAGCCTGATTAGAGGTATAGGCCGACATTGCAGTTGCGCCAATTCCATTTTGAACGATATTTTGCAAAACCTCATTTCCGGTAACCGTCGTATTTGAGTTCATATATATTCCACCACCATCCTGTAAAACTGAGCAAAAATTATCAACGTAATTTTTTTGGATCAACTGATTATCGCCGTAGGTTGAGATGCCGTTAAAACCGCTATTAATAACTGAATTACCATCAATTGTTGCATAAGCGGCATTTGGAACCAGCATTCCATTTGATATGTAACCATCGCCAATAGACGGAAACATTCCTGAATTTGAAACTGAACAGCTCCTGATTGTGGTGTTGCTGTTATGGTGCTTCATAAATATTCCGTTATTGTTCGACTGATCAATAGTACATCTTTCAATCAATATACCCTGATTTTTTACCTGAATACCACATTGTCCTGAATAACTGATATTACAATCCTGGACAGTTAAGTTATAGCAAGTGAAATTATCGTTGTAAATTCCGCAATTATTCGCCCCTTCAAAATTGATGTTCTGAAACGTAATGTAGTCGGCTTGCATCAGAACTAAATTTTCAACTGTCGATACTTCAATACTGGTAGGCTGCGATGTGCTGTAAATACTTATTTTTTTTGTAGTTGGATTATAATACCATTCATTTTGAGTATCAAGAGTTCTAATATCATTTTGAATAAAAAACTTATAGTTATTTCCTGGTTCGTAAGATGTCGCCCCAATAGACAAAGTACCACCTGACTGTGAAGAAATAGTCCTCCTGTTCATCAACCATTCGTTAGTTCTTATAATCACTTCAGCACCAGTCCAATTTGGCGTACCTGTTAGGCTTGATGAAGTAATTGAGGTACTGCCAGAATGTGACGTAATGGTGTAGTTTGGAGTTCTACCCATAGGGGTATTAACACCATTAATCACAACCATATTACAAGTGATGAGTGTTGAAACAGCATTAGTACTTTCCCAAATATTACTACCTAAATTAGTCCATGCAGTTACCGAAGTTAAGCCTGAAATTATAGGATTTGCGCCTGTACCGTAAGCTACAAAAGTAATAGGGTTCACGGATGTGCCTGAATCTGTAATCGAAATTGAACCATAAAATGTTTGTCCCCTTTGGAACTGTACAATATCACCAGCAACTAACGTACTGAAGTCGAAAGTAATAAACGCTGTCTGGTTTGCTATTTGGTATGTGGCCATGTTGTTCTAATTAATATACGACATTATTTTTATACACAAGAACAAGAATACTCTCAAGAACCGATGTATCATCAGTACTACCGTTTTGTATTGTAACGGTAACAGTTATGTCACTCGCTGTATTAATTGTGTAATCACTGAGTGCTAGCGTGGTACTTCCAATCAGTCCGCCAGCAGTAGCACCATTATTAAATGACTTATTTATTGCAGCATTATTTACATTCCAAAATCGAATCTCATATTTTCCGGCGGCATTCGATACTGAAGAAATTTCACTTATCTTAATGTTATTAAATTTAATCTTAAAATACTTAGCATGACCATCATTGGTCGTGCTATAAACAGGGAATATCTGTATTATCCCATTTGCGCCCATCTTATTTGCAGGAATTGTAAATGTTAATGCTGTAGTTTCAGTAGTAGTGGCTGACACAGTATATCCCTTATTATTGACATATACAAATGAGGGAGTAAATATTTCCGCTATCGCGGCTTCCATTTCTGAAGGAGTAACGCCATCTTCAGGATTACTTAAACCTAACTCTTCCAATAATGCAGCCTTAAAATCTGCATTTGTTGATATATTATTTATTGCTGTCATACGTCAGTTGCTATTAAAGTTTCGATGCTTTCATAATTAAATGAAACATATGTTTCTACACCATTGTAATTGAATGCAATTACTTTTGAAAGGTTCACGTTTGTCCAAATCTGTGCCCTTTGATTGATTCCAAGTCCTAACGATCTTGTAAGCATGACTTGAATTTAATAGATTACAACTATACCCATTGCTGGAGTTGTTCCTGTTGACCAAACTCTCTTCACTCTGAATAATGAAACTTCCTTTAAATCAAAATCTCTAGTCATAACTTCTCCGTATTCTGTGGTGTATTTTATTGTTCCAGCAAGAAGAGTTGGCTGAATCCATCCTACGTGAGTCAAGTCAACGGTATCAGATAATATTGCATTATATTCTCCTCCAGCTACGCCAGCTAGGAATGGATCTCCATTATTATCGACTAATTGAGTTTTTGCCCCACCATTAGTTATAGTTCCAGTAAGCGCTTCGAAGATTCTTTTTAATCCGAGTGTAATATCGCTCATAATATTTAATTTTATTTATTTGTAGTTTTAGGTTTACTTCTTTGTATAGATTCAGTGGCAGTATTATGTCTTATTTTTTCATCTAATTCTCTGGTTTTAATAGCATAATCTTGCTCTAACTTATCTCTTTGAATCCTCATCTTTTCTAAATCCGACTCATCTTCATCAGAGTAGTCTCCTTCTTTTACAATCAAAGCGACTTGAAGTTTGGTTTCGTTATCTCTCTGATTTTTGAGATCCTCTAACTGCATCTTTAATTGCTCTAGTTTTTCCTGAGATGCAATCTGAGCTTGAACGTTTTTATTTTGGTCTTCACGTTCTGCTTGTTTAGATTGAGCCATATTAGCCTCATCAGTCTCGATCCTACGCATTATTGATGTTAATGATGGATCTGTGAAGATCTTCATTACAGTAGAAAATGATAGCATTTGATTTTGTATTCCAGCCTGAGCTAATGATTCAAGTTTTTGCTTAAGCTCCATGTCACCCATGTCGTTATCAACAATGATATCGTAATCCATTTCAGAGAACTCATCACCATCAACATCAAGCATAGCCATGACTCTATCGTCAGTCATGTACTGCATCTTCTTGTTACGTCCTTTTAGGGCTATTTTAGCCGTTTCTAGCAACGTCATTAAGCAGCGCTTGCGTACGTTGTCATGTATCATAAAAAGCTCTTCAGTGATGTGTGAGGACTGCGAAACAGCTCGCTCTATTCCACCAACAGTCTCTCGATTTTCTATCTGCCCTTGTCTTTGCTTGGACACCCCAGAGATCTCATACATCTCTTCTTTAAGGTAGTCCAATAGACCGATATATAAATGTATGGAGTTACCAACCTCTAAATCTAGAGGCCGACCTGATGCTGTAAAGTTCCCAGCAAGCTTACCCATAGCTACACCCTTAGTACCCTCTTTAAATGAGTCGACTACTGATATATTATCTTGCTGTATAAAATATAACCATTTCTCATAATCCCATCCAGATGGCATCCTAGCCTTATCAAGCTCAAGGATCTTTCCATAGTTCTTTGCGATAGTTTTATTGAGCCTATCTTTTACTGCATCGAACATGTACTGATATGGCTTCATTCTGTCTAAGATAGATACCGGTTTGGCCTGGTTAGTGTTATAAACCTGACCAATAATCCCAGCGTGACATTCTGAAACGTTATTCATCCTTAGATACTGAATTGGCCGTGGACGCATATTTACATACACTTCCTTTCCAATCTTAGTACCTTCCCATATTTCATTGATCCATAGGTCTTCACATTCTTCGCCTAGAAATGGATTTATCTTATACGTCTCATCTTTAAATGAAGACAATTCTTCTCCAGTCTGAGGATCATATGATTTAATCTTCTTAACCTTACGTTTTGATTTCCAGTAAACTCTGAGAACGCGTATATTCCCCATATTATCAACATATGAAGAGTTTGGCAGTCCAGCAAAGTTGTTACCCATCCACACGAATGAGTCCACTGTGTTCCCAGGATCGTCCTCTGTAATTAATGGTGAGTATAAAAATGCATTCTTTTCATCAATATTACCCATCTCATCAGTCTGGATAAGATTTGCATTACTAATACTTTCAATATACTCAACATCTTTATCTTTAAGTTCATTGTAATATATGTCAATAATCTTACTCGGAGACCAATAGTCGTCAAGTATGATTATATCTGAATCTTCTATTTTTGACGAGTATCCGCTCCTTAACGTGTAAACCTTCCTTGGATTTAATACATCCATGGTAGGCTCGTTGCTGCGTATGTCGAATTGATATATTTCCTCTGAAGCAATAAGAACATCCTTAAATCCAGCGTTCATCTTATTGTCAAAAAACAACTCCTTCATATAGTGCTTAAGCAGCCAGTTTGCACGCTTCTCCCTGAGATCCTGCCATTTATAATTAAAAAACTGTTGTATATTTTCAAGCTCAGTTTTAACCTGCTCTTCAGACAATCCTTCATTTGTTATGATGTCAGTTATTCTCTGCTGAGCCTCCTGAACTTTCTGTCTCTCAACTGAAGACACTGCATCATCATTACACACTTTAACTATGTAATCATGCTTCCTGCGAGACTCTTCACCGATAAGTACATTTATTGGATTGTTTATTATTGAATAATGCTGGATATCTCTAGGTATAAGCCCAACCCGTTTATTCATTGGGTTGAGAGTCTTTTTCATATCCTCTTCATGGAGTATTCCGTTAAACAGATCATAGTTTATCTTCTTGCCACGCAGAGACCTACGCACGCTATTATTAAATAGATAACTATTTTTATCTGCCCAGTCAAGATGAGCCTTGCGCCAATCTTTCCCCTTCTGCGAAGATGGTAATTTTTGTCGTGGAAACCCAGACGTTTGAACTGCTGACATATTTTAACTTATATAAGTTTACAAATTTACATATTTACTTTTAGGCATTAGCTGAACGTAATGTCCTCCTGCCATTTTACATGGCTATTCTGATTCTGTGAGTAGGCGTTCTTGAAGTTCTCTTCTATGTATATATCGAAATCATTATCGACTTCATCAGTGGTCTTATTTGCTAAGTATTTTAGGCGATCCTCTCGGTATATCATTAACATACCCATTGCTGATACACGGTCTGCATTGATGTCAATATTCCATGATATAAGCTCTTCTATATACGCTATACCTCTCTCGGTGTGCATATTAAGCTTCTCTCCAACTTGATTACCCTCTGCATCAAAATCTTGTATTGATGCTGGAGACAAAAGCCAATCTTTCTGTAATCTACGCCCCCAAGCATTAACCATCTTACCAGAGTTAGTCCCTTTTTGTTTGTTGCCATACGAACCACCCTTAACGTAGTCCATATCTTTAAGAATCTGAGGAGTATCACATAATAGGTGAAGACATCTTTTCTGATCAAAATATGAGAATAATCCTTTCTTGTCATTCTCATAATTAGCCTTAGCATTATAAAACATTAGAATTCTTCTACACGTCTCATAAAAATCATTAGCGAACTTTGGCCTACCGGTATATTCAGCAACAACTCTATCTGTATATAGGTCTAAAACTCTTATACATGCAAGAGATGTAGTTCCAGAATAATCATCGTCAATAGGGTCTATACCAGCTATATAGCGCAATGGATCAATCTTTCCTTTATGATCGGTCTTTGGCATTTCAAAGATCTCTATAGCTCCCTCTGGCTTATCAGTACCAGTTGGGAATCTTCTTATTGGACTTAGGTTGGAATCACTTGATGGCTTCCATTCAACTCCCTTAGATGTAATAATTAAGTCTCCAACATAATGTGTGTCGAAATACCTCTGTCCTTGAATTCTAACTGAATCTCTATAATCTTTCAAATCTGCTACTGGAAAGATAGTTCCACTAGTTCTCATCATAGCCTCACTTGGAACAATAGGTTCCTCAGCCATCTTTTGAGTAATAACCTGTGGATCTGATGAATTATATTTTACAGTAAACCTATCATTAAGAACCTCTATTAAAGACTTGATAACATCAGGTTCACCATTTACATCATCGTAGCATCTAGCTCTATTGAGATATGCTCCCCAGAAGAACCCACATAGAGATTCCCCATTAGAATTCTTGTCAAAAACATTAGGTATTCCGTAGATATTATATGCTAATGGATTTCTAAATAACTTTTCAGATCCCTCAAAATCAGCACCTTCAACACCACCCGTACCCAAAGCGCACATCAATCCATAGACAATATCTCCATCCTCAACAGCTTTTCTGTTCACAGACCAAGCTTTCTCAAGATTTGGAAATAACCCATCCTCTTCATAATGAATTAGCGGTCCACGAACACCACGTGCTTTATCTGGATTATCTTTAAGTGAAATACCATATACAGAAGACTTATATCCCTTACGAGATCCATCCTCTTCGTATCCTAACTGAATTTCCCTAGATCTAGGTGAGTTTACTAATCTCAATCCGCTAAATGGAGTGCTATCTTTAATCCAGTCTAATACGTCAATAACCTTACCGAACACACCTTTCTCGCCATCAAGGAATCCTTTATCAGATGCTAAGTGAAAGTTAGGTAATCCTGGCTCAACATACATATTACGAGGAGACATTGATGCTAATTTATAGGAAGCACCTACTCCCCTGGTTTTCAGGATCTTAGCGTGTGCCCCAGCCTCTCTAGCTTGCTCTAAGTAGTGAAAGAATAGGTAGTCCCCAAGCCAAACGTTAGGAAAGTGTTTTTTTCTAATACCACGAACTTTCTTCCCATCAGCACCTTTAGATGCTTCTGTATTAATCCAGATTGGACTATAGTTTAAATAAAAATAGAATCCACCAGAGATCCACTCTCCATCAGATTCTCTAACTAAACCATATTTCCATCTATGCAGCTCTTTCCTCCAAAACTGAGCGTACTCGGATTTTGGGTTCGGATTAGGCCTTATATGTGTGTATTTACCATGCTTCTCAAAGAATAGCGCCCTCTCTCTAAAGAAGTCCATATCTTTAAGAATATGTGGTTTTGTAATATCTACAATTATCTTTCCATGCTCATCTCTTGGTCTACTGGCTGCATATCCTCTAATATCCTCAGGTTGTATCAAATGACGTATAAATCCAACAGATTGTATGAATTCCATCAAATCCGCAAATACCTCTTTGTGTAGAGACTTGCGCAACTCCTCTGTTATGGGAGTCTGGTATGAATTTGTTTTTATATATTCTCCGACTATTTCTTCCATTTCTCGATCATTTCGTCCGCTCTACTTGCTATATATT